TTACGAAAATTTTTGATAGAAACAATCCGGATATCTTTTTTGATAGTGCTATTCTAGCTGCGCTGATTGGTTCGTGTTGCTTCATCTATATTTCGAAAGGGGAAGATGATGAGGTTCGGTTACAGGTAATCGAGGCTAGCAATGCGACTGGTGTGATTGATCCTATCACTGGTCTTCTTGTGGAAGGTTATGCGGTGCTGTCTCGTGATGACTACGGTCAGGCAACTTTAGAAGCTTACTTTGAGCCAAATGCAACGCATTTTATTCCGAAAGATGGTCGTCCTTACTCAATCAGCAATCCGACGAATATTCCACTGTTGGTTCCAGTCATTCATCGTCCTGATGCGGTCAGGCCGTTTGGTCGTAGTCGCATCACGAGAGCTGGGATGTATTATCAGAAATATGCTAATCGGACTTTGGAGCGTGCTGATATTACGGCTGAGTTCTACTCATGGCCTCAAAAGTATATTCTGGGGCTGGATCCTGATGCAGAACCGTTGGAAAAATGGCAAGCGACAGTATCAAGCCTATTGACGATTTCGGCTAGTGACAATGGGGAAAAGCCAAACGTTGGACAGTTTAGCACTGCCAGCATGTCTCCATTTACAGAACAGTTAAGAACGGCTGCTGCTGGATTTGCTGGCGAAATGGGCTTGACTTTGGATGACCTTGGTTTCGTCTCAGATAATCCCTCGTCAGTGGAAGCTATCAAGGCTAGTCATGAGAATTTGCGCTTGGCTGGGCGGAAGGCTCAGCGGTCGCTAGGAGCAGGTTTTCTAAATGTAGCCTATGTGGCCACTTGTTTGCAAGATGATTTCCAATATGCCCGCAGTCAATTTGTGAAAACAAAAGTGAAGTGGGAGCCGTTATTTGAAGCGGATGCAAATATGCTGACGATGATTGGGGATGGTGCTATCAAGCTCAATCAGGCTGTGCCTGGTTATGTTGATGGTGAGACTATCCGAGATTTGACAGGTATCAAGGGTGCTGAGAATCCTGCCCCTGTCCCAATCGAGAAAGAGGTAAATGATGGTCAAGGATATCGTACCGGACTTGTTGACGAAAATTCAGACGGAATTTGAGGGGGCTAGGCTTGATAGCGAGGTGCTGAAGTCTCTCTTGTCAAAATTACAATCTAAGTCAGCTGGTTATCTGGATGCGAATGAGTATGCTATCGAATTAGGGGAGATTCTTTCAAAGGCTCTGAAAGGCTCTATAAGCCCCTCTAATCTGCCAGACGGTAAAATGTATTACAATATAGCTAAAAGGCTGCTGACGGAGACGCTAGGGCGGAATTTCGAGCTAATAAGTGGCTATGCTCAGCAAGTTCAGCAGAATTTGAATGATGAGGCTAAAATTGGGCTAAAAGTTCAAGTTCCTGAACTAAATCAGGATAGGATAGATGGTTTAGTTAATCGGATTTCCAGTGAAGCTGAGTTTAGTCAGATTGCTTGGATTTTGAAAGAGCCGATTGTCAATTTTAGCCAGAGTATTATTGATGATAGTATTCAGAAAAATGCGGAATTTCAGAAGAAAGTCGGGCTGGCTCCAATTATTGAACGACATTCTACGGGACATTGTTGTGACTGGTGTCAATCTCTAGTTGGTAAATACTTGTACGGTGAAGAGCCGCTGGGATTTTATCGAAGGCATCAACGTTGTCGATGCACCATTGATTATCATCCAAAAAATGGGAAGCAGCAAAACTCTTGGTCTAAAAAATGGTCAAAAGAAAGTGTTGATATCCTTGAACGACGCAAGCAGCAGAATATTGATGTGCGTGATAATAATCGAAAGGTAGATATCCGAGAGTACAAGAAAATCGTTGATGTTTTAGGAGTTCAAAATGCTCCTATTTCACTAGCAAAGTTTCAGGATTTGAAGTATAATGGTGGTGAGGGATATGAACGCTTAAAAAATGTAGTTTATATCCAGGAGAAATTCAAAAATGGCAATTGGCTGGATAAAATCAATCCAGAAAAACAAGCTAGACATATTCAGTCAACATCACTGTCTGGAAAGAGCTATTTTTATGATCATGTAGATGTCAATGCTTTGTATGACAAGTACAAGATGACTGGTTTTTTAGAAACTAGTAGAAATGGTGCTCAAACTAGCAATGAAAAGGTTGATTTGTTTGAAGATAAGCCGTTGGGAATTGATGTTTATACTGGTAAGCCAGTAAATGCTATGACAATCAAATATAGCAAAACTGGCACACACTTGATACCGACATACTACGAAAGGGGAGACTGATGGAACTTAGGAAATTCAACAACAAGGTTGTCAGAATTACTGATATTGATAACCAGACATTTGAAGGCATCTGTCTATACGAGGACAAGGATGTCTATGATGAAGAACTTGATGGGTTGTCCGTTAAGTCAGGAACCCGGTGGACAAAACTCTTTGAAGATGAAATCAAGGAAGTTGAAATTATAGCATAAGCACGTTGACAGTTGTCAGGGTGCTTTTCTTATGCTCTGGAAGGGGTAACGATGGGAACCACAATTGATTTTTCAGAAAGAAAATCAAGTATAGAGCGTGGCGCTTCTGTTAAAGAGATTTTAGTGGAAAATCTTGAAGCTAGTCCTAATTATTCTTCGGTGTTAGTGATTTCTTTGGATAAAAATGGAGAAGTAGATCTGGGATATAGTTGGGAAAGTAGCTTGCAGGCCTTGGGAATGCTTGAGGTTGCTAAGAATTATATTTTGAACGATATCAATTAAAAAAATATCCCAGCGACAGGGTTATCATGCGATGACGATTGAAAGGAAATTAGAATGGCAAGGAAGAAACTTGGCAATCAGAATCCTACTCAATTGGTAATTTTAAAATATGTAAAGAAAAATTCAAAAGCTAAAGAAGCGATTGAACTTTACGAGCGGACAGGGCTTTCTTGCTATGCTTGGCAGAAAAACCTGCTATTGCCTTTGATGGCAGTAGACAAAAACGGGCTTTGGGTACACCAAAAGTTTGGCTACTCTATTCCTCGGCGTAATGGTAAGTCTGAAATCCTTTATATAGCTGAAATTTGGGCGCTTCATAAGGGATTGAATATCCTTCATACAGCGCATCGGATTTCTACCTCTCATGCCTCTTTTGAAAAGGTCAAAAGATACCTTGAAAAAATGGGGTATGTGGATGGTGAGGATTTTAATTCTATTCGGGCAAAGGGGCAGGAGAGAATTGAACTTTACTCAACAGGTGGTGTTGTCCAATTCCGTACCAGGACTTCAAACGGTGGTCTTGGTGAAGGGTTTGACATGCTGATCATTGACGAGGCTCAGGAGTACACCACAGAGCAAGAATCTGCTTTGAAGTACACAGTGACGGATAGTGCAAATCCTATCACAATCATGTGTGGGACACCTCCGACCCCTGTATCAAGCGGTACGGTCTTTACTAAGTACCGTGAGACTTGTCTGTTTGGAAAAGGGAAGTATTCTGGTTGGGCTGAGTGGTCGGTTTCTGACGAAAAGGAAATTGACGATGTGGAAGCTTGGTATAATTCCAATCCATCCATGGGCTACCACTTAAACGAGCGTAAGATTGAGGCAGAGCTTGGTGAGGATAAACTGGACCATAACATCCAACGTTTGGGGTTTTGGCCGACCTACAACCAGAAATCTGCTATTTCTGAAACGGAGTGGAATGAGCTCAAAGTGGATGATGTTCCAGAATTATCTGGCAAGCTGTCTGTTGGTATCAAGTACGGTCAAGATGGAACGAATGTGGCATTGAGTATTGCTGCTCGGACCAAGGATGGTCGGTACTTTATTGAAACAGTTGATTGCCAATCTGTTCGTAATGGTAATGAGTGGATGGTTGCTTTTCTGAGACAAGCTGATGTAGCTCAGATTGTCATAGATGGCGCAAGTGGTCAGAAGATCCTGGACGAAGAGTTGAAGGACTACAGAATCAAGAACGTGATTTTGCCGACGGTGAAAGAAATCATCGTGGCCAACGCTCTTTGGGAACAGGGTATTTACCAGAAAACCATCTGTCACGCTGGCCAGCCATCGCTGTCTAAAGTAGCTACTAACTGCGATAAGCGGAATATTGGCTCAAACGGTGGCTTTGGGTATCGATCGCACTTTGACGACATGGATATTTCTTTGATGGATAGCGCTTTGCTTGCGCACTGGGCTTGTGCTACGACCAAGCCTAAGAAAAAGCAAAAAATCAGTTATTAAAACGAGCGGTCTTGTGACTGCTTTTTTTGATGCCAAAAATTACCGAACTGCCGGGAAAGCAGGAGAAAGGAGACATGAGAATGTCAGATTTTAAACCAATCACAACACAAGAAGAATTTGATGCTGCTATTAAGGGGCGCTTGGCTCGAGAGAAAGAGAAATATAGCGACTATGACCAGCTCAAGGATCGTGTTGAAGAGTTGGAAAAAGAAAATGTTGGCTTGAAGTCAACCATTGAAGCTAATCATCAAAGCAAGGCAGATGCTGACAGGCAACTTGAAGAAATGCAGAAGCAAATTGCTGGTTATGAGACAGCTAGTCTGCGAACTCGTGTGGCTCTACAGAATGGACTGCCGTATGACTTAGCTGATCGTCTGCAAGGTACTGATGAGGAAAGCTTGAGAGCAGACGCAGAGCGATTGGCAGGCTTCTTAAAGCCGTCAACGAAAACAGCACCGATTAAGGAACAAGAGCCGATTGTTGGTGACAAAGCAGATGCGAGCTGGCTATCTATGGCTCGCGAATTAACAAAAGGAGAATAACATATGACACCTATGAAAGCAGCAACACTTTTCAAACCAGAATTGGTGACAGAAATCATGAGCAAGGTACAGGGCTACTCGGTACTTGCTAAACTGTCATCACAGACACCAATTCCATTCAATGGGACAGAGCAATTCATCTTCAACTTGGAAGGCAATGCTCAAATTGTTGGAGAGGGAGAGAAGAAAGGCGCAGGAGACGCAACTCTCACATCTAAGGTTATCAAACCTTTGAAATTCGTCTATCAAGCACGGATTACGGATGAATTTAAGTACGCTACGGAAGAAAAGAAGCTGAACTACTTACGCGCTTATGCGGATGGCTTTGCTAAGAAAATCGCAACAGCATTTGACATTGCAGCGCTTCACGGATTGGAACCTAAATCTTTGGAAGATGCGTCATTCCGTGGCACTAACTCATTTGATGGTGTGGTAACAGGGAACATCGTGACATTTGAAGAAGCAAAAATCGATGACAATATTGATGCAGCTGTTCAGGCGGTTGTGGCTAAAGGTGGAGAAGTAACTGGACTGGCTCTATCTCCGCTTGCTGGGCAATCTCTGGCTAAATTGAAAGTTAATGGTGTCGTTCAGTATCCAGAATTTCGATTTGGACAAAATCCTGACTCATTCTACGGTATGAAATCAGACGTCAACAAGAACTTGGTCGTAACTGGCGGAACTGCTGAAAAGGACCATGTCATTGCTGGGGATTTCCAAAACCGCTTCAAGTGGGGTTATGCTGAAAACATTCCTATGGAAATCATCGAATACGGAGATCCAGACGGTACTGGTCGCGACCTTAAGGCCTACAATGAAATCTGTCTGCGTACAGAAGCATTCATCGGCTGGGGCATCTTGGATCCGGACGCTTTCGCTCGCGTTAAAGGCGTGTAAGGAGGTGCTGGATGGCGCTTTATAAAGATATCGAAACTGGTATCGTCCTTTCGTCAGAGAGTGTTCTCTCTGGCGATTGGGTGCCGGTTGACGAAGTTAGTGCAGCAGATAATCTGACCGTGCCAGAGTTGAAATCAAGGCTCGATGAGCTTGGTGTGGAATATGACAGCTCTGATCGTAAAGCTGATTTGCTGGCGCTTCATGCGGAACACGAAGGGAATGAATAGATGACGAACTTTGCAACAGTGGGAGATCTGGAAACTTTGTGGCGGTCTTTGAAATTTGACGAAAGCAAGAGAGCAGAGGCACTGTTGGGAGTTGTCTCCGACTCTTTGAGGGTCGAAGCTAGGAAAGTAGGCAAGGACTTGGACAAGATGGTCCAAGAAAGCCCGTCATATGCCAATGTTGTCAAGTCTGTCGCTGTTGATGTGGTCGCAAGAACACTGATGACCTCGACAGACCAGGAGCCGATGACGCAGATGACCGAAAGCGCCTTGGGCTACTCCTTTAGCGGCTCTTACTTGGTCCCAGGTGGCGGTCTTTTTATCAAAGACTCTGAACTTAAGCGACTAGGTCTCAGAAATCAACGATATGGGGTGATTGAGTTATATGGGCAGAATTAAAGGTATCACAGTAACTTTGATTGACAAAGTCAAGACAGGTCAGGATGATTTTGGACATTCGACCTTTGAGGAGTCTGAGGTGCAAGTTGAGAATGTGCTTGTAACACCAACGACAACCGATGATATCGTCAATCAGATGAGCTTGACCGGCAAGAAAGCTGTCTATACACTGGCTATTCCTAAAGGAGACACTCATGATTGGGAAGACAAAGAAGTGCGGTTTTTAAATCAGCGCTGGAAGACCTTTGGGATTCCGATAGAGGGGATTGAAAGCCTCATACCGCTAGACTGGAACAAGAAAGTGATGGTGGAGCGATATGAGTAATATCTCTTTTAGACTTGACCGAAAGGGAGTGTCTGAGCTGATGAAGTCAGGAGCTATGCAGTCAATCTTGAGAGAAAAGGCTGCCGGCATCAAAGGCAGATGTGGCGATGGATATGAGCAAGATATTCACGTCGGTCGCAATCGGGCTAACGCGATGGTCTATGCTAAGAGCAACAAGGCCAAGCGAGATAATTCCAAGAACAATACTTTACTAAAGGCGGTGCGCTAAATGATTGAAATCATCATCAAGAAATACCTTGACGGTCGTTTAGGCGTACCGTCTTTTTTTGAGCATGAAAGCAAAATGCCGAGCAGTTTCATCATGATTGAAAAGACAGGTAATGCTGAGAGAAATCATTCTGGAACTGCGACTTTTGCCTTTCAAAGCTATGCACCGTCAATGCAAAAGGCTGCAGAGCTGAACGGAAAGGTCAAGGAAGCTGTGAAAGGGCTGGTAGAGCTAGACTCAATCAGTGGTGTCCACTTGAACAGTGATTATAACTTTACGGACACAGAAACTAAGAGATATCGCTATCAAGCGGTATTTGACATTAATTATTTTTAAGGAGAAAATACATGGCAACATCATCAAATGTTACAACTGCCAAGCCTAAAGTGGGCGGGGCTATCTACTCAGCACCTCTAGGGTCTACATTGCCAACGGACGCGACAAGCGATCTGGATGCGGCTTTTAAGTCTCTCGGCTATATCTCAGAAGACGGTATGACGAACACGAACTCACCGGAATCTGAAGATATTAAAGCTTGGGGAGGCGATGTGGTAAACTCATCACAGACAGAGAAGAAAGACACATTTGGCTACACACTGATTGAGGCTCTTAATGTAGATGTCTTGAAAGAAATCTATGGTAAGGACAATGTGAGCGGAGACCTCAGCACTGGTATTGTGGTCAAAGCAAACTCTAAAGAATTGCAGGACCACTGTCTGGTAGCTGAAACCATTCTCAAAGGCGGCATCATGAAGCGTATTGTCATTCCTCAAGGGAAAGTGACGGAAATCGGAGAAGTGAACTACAAGGACGGCGAAACAGTCGGATATGAGACTACTGTCACAGCCTTTCCAGACAAGCAAGGAAACACTCACTACGAATACATCAAAGCTCCAGCAGCTGTACCAGGAGGTTAATCATGTCGAAAGCTAAAACAATCAAAGGGACTACATCGTCAGGTTTTGAATTTGAAATCAGTCAAGACCGTTTGAACAACTACGAGCTTGTTGAAGCTATCGCAGAAGTTGATACAAATCCGCTTGTACTCCCACGATTACTTAATCTGATGTTAGGACCACAAGCTCAGAATCTGAAAGACCATGTTCGTACAGATGAGGGGCTAGTTCCAATGGAAGCTTTGATGAGTGAAGTTGAGGAAATCTTTGCGAATCAGAAGCCAGTAAAAAACTAGTCGTCCTCGCCAAGATGATTAAGACCGACGAAGAGGCTCTTATCTGCGACTTGGCAGAGACTTACAGGATATACGACTACAGACAGCTGCCTGCTTATCAGGCGGCTGTCTTTTCTGTAGGTCTACGCGAAGACTCACGAATCAAGCAAGCCATGTCTGGGAATCAAGCAAGCTTTGACACCTTGCTTACTGCTGCTATGCTTGATCGTCTTACTACTCTAGTCTGGTTTAAGACTAGTGATGGTCAAAAAGGGCGCAATCGTCCTGAGTCGATAGCTGCTAAGCTAACAGGAGCAGTAGAGCAAGAGCGCATTGAAATGGTCTTTGATTCTGGTGAGGATTTTGAAAAGATGAAACAAGAAATCATAGGAAAGAATGGAGGTGAAAGCTAGTGGCAACAGAATTGGGTCAAGCTTATGTGCAGATTATGCCGTCTGCCAAAGGCATTAGCGGAATGATAAAGAATGCTATTGCTCCCGAAGCAAGCGCAGCTGGACAGAGCGCTGGTATGACGATAGGATCTTCTATCGCTAGCATTGCGAAGAAGGTGATTGCTGCTGCAGGGATAGGCAAAGCCTTTTCAGCGGCCATTTCTGAGGGTGCTAATCTCCAACAATCTTTAGGAGGTATTGATACTTTATTTAAAGACTCTGCTGAAAAAGTAAAAGGCTACGCAAATGAGGCTTTTCGGACTGCTGGATTGTCAGCAAATGCCTACATGGAGAATGTAACAGGCTTCTCAGCTAGTCTCTTGCAATCTCTTGGTGGAGATACTGCCAAGGCGGCTGATGTGGCTAATATGGCCATGATAGACATGTCTGATAATGCCAACAAGATGGGCACCTCAATGGATCGTATCCAGGACGCTTATCAAGGGTTTGCAAAGCAAAACTACACGATGCTGGATAACCTCAAGTTAGGGTACGGCGGAACAAAGACTGAAATGGAGCGACTGCTGGCTGATGCCGAAAAGCTGACAGGCGTTAAGTATGACATTAATAACCTTTCTGACGTATATCAGGCAATCCATGCTATCCAAGGACAGCTAGATATTACCGGAACGACAGCGAAAGAAGCTTCATCAACTTTTAGCGGTTCGTTTGCTGCTATGAAAGCCTCTGCACAGAATGTACTTGGGAAGTTGGCGCTTGGGGAAAATGTCTTGCCAGCATTACAAGCTTTGCTGGATACTACCTCGACATTCTTGTTTAACAATTTCATTCCCATGGTCTCAAATGTATTTTCCGGCCTTGGCTTGCTATTAACCGAAGGGCTTAGTAAGATTGCATCTCAAATTTTCGGAGAAGCTTTCGGAAGTGCTGTATATAGTCAGTTGTCGAAAGTTTCTGGGATATTTCAGACATTCTTTGATATGCTTTTTGGGTCTTTGAACAAGCAGGACAACATAGATATTCTGGAAGCATTAGGCTTTAGCAAAGATACGGCTAGTCAGATAGTCAATATTGCCGACAATATCCGAGGGGCATTTGAAAATATCGGAGCGATTATTGGGAACGTTATTGAGATAGTCAATCTCTTCAACGGAGGATTGTTGGGTATTTCTGCAAACGAGCAGATTGTGAATGGTATTGGCTCTGCCTTTGAGAACGTGACAGGTTTTTTAAAAACGGCATCAGAAAAAATCAAAGAATTCACTGATTGGCTGAAGAAGAGTCCGGCTGCTATGGACGGATTGAAATCTGCGGTCGTTGGTATTACAGCCGCATGGACAGGTTATAAAGTTGTGATGGGAATTATCAAAGGGATTGAAATTGTCAGAAATGCAACTTTAGCAATTACCAATGGATTGATGTTGGCTCAATTCGTACGAACTGGTGCTTTGACGGCTGCTGAAGCGGCAAATGCCGCTGCGACTATGGGAGCTAGTGGTGCTTTTGGTATTTTTAACGCTGTTCTATCTGCGAATCCGATTGGAATTGTAGTAACCGCTATCGCCGCTCTTGTGGCAGGTTTGATTTGGTTTTTCACTCAGACTAAGACAGGTCAGAAAATTTGGTCAGGCTTCGTAAGTTGGATCAAGGATGCCTGGCAAGGGATTTCTGATTTCTTTAGCGGTTTATGGTCTGGTATCTCAGATGGTGCTAAGAATATATGGGCTGGCGTGCAGGCTGTATGGGCCGCACATGTGGAGGCTATCAAAGCTATCTGGAATGGCGTTACGGAATTCTTTTCTAATTTATGGGACGGCATTAAATCAGCCTTTACTACTGCATGGACCGCCATCACTCAAGCGGTCATGACAATTGTCCAGCCATTTATAGATGTTTTTGTCAGTCTTTGGAACAATGTCAAAGACGGTCTGTCTAAGATGTGGGATGGAGTGAAGATGGTCTTTCAAGGCGCTTGGGAGTTTATCAAATCCATCGTAATGGGAGCAGCCCTCATCATCATTGACTTGCTGACAGGGAACTTTGGCAAGCTCGGAGAAGATATGGGCCTTATCTGGGATAGTATCAAAAATGCCATTTCCATGGTCTGGGAGGGGCTAAAACTCTATTTCAGTGGAGTTGTCGATGCTATCGTAGGCTATGCTAAGACTGTATTTGAGACATTAGTGTCAGCTTTGCAGGCTGTATGGGATAGTATTACTGGCGCAGCTTCTGCAGCGTGGGAATGGCTGAAAACAACCATTACAAACATCATTACTGGCTTTATCAGTGGCGCTATTGCTGCATGGGAAGGCTTCAAAAACACACTCTCTAGCTTGTGGAATGGTCTGAAAGCTACTGCAGAGGCTTCGTGGAATGCCTTGAAAACTGCCGTTGTGAATGTTATCAATGGTCTTGTCCAAGGCGCTCAAAAAGCTTGGGACGACTTGAAAAATGGCGTTTCTAATGCTGTTTCCAGTGTGACTAAGGTATTTGACGGATTGAAGAAAATCAATCTGTTTGAAGCCGGGAAAGCCATCATCGATGGATTCCTGAAAGGTCTCAAAGGAGCCTTTGACAATGTCAAGAATTTTGTTGGCGGTATCGCTGACTGGATCCGTGAAAATAAAGGTCCAATCGAATACGACCGTAAGCTCTTGATACCTCATGGTCGAGCTATTATGGATAGTTTGAATAAGGGATTACAAGACAGCTTTAAAGACACTAAGTCACTAGTATCTGGAATGGCTGGCGAAATGTCGGACATTTTCGAGCGGACAACTATCACAGGGAATGTGGCACTTACTGGGTCAGATGGGATCCAGAACAGTATCGTAAGAAGCAGCTATCGGCTAGATACGCTTGCATCTAGCGAGTTTGAAAAGCTTAGCAAAAAGGTTGACGAACTGTCTGAAAGAGCTTTGGACATTGCTGAGAAAGTACTGGAAAGGCCAGTACAGATGGTACTGGATGACAATACTCTTGTTGCTAAGACAGGAAGTAAGTTCATGAACTGGCAATCCGAACAGGAAGAAATAATGAATCGTATGAGAGGAGTGATAATTTGACGGAAGAAATGATTTTCAACGGCGTTGGTATGAGCCGTTTTTTTCGTGTACGAGAAGTCGTCCGAGTAATCGGAAATGATAGGAATATCTCACAAGTTGATGCTCCTCTAATTGGGACGAACATTCAAAAAGTCAGCTTTGGTGCTAAAAAGATAACAGTTAGCTTTACAATGTTGGAAAAAACACCTGCTGAAATAGAGGCATTGAAGCATGAGCTTGCGGGTGTGTTACATGTCAAAGAGCCAGCTCGTCTGGCTTTTGAAGATGAGCCTGATAAGTATTACATGGCCATTCCAACAGGTGACGTCTCAATCGGAAATATAAATCGAGTCTGCCAGAAAGGAGAAATTACTTTCCTAGTGCCAGACGGCGTGGCACACTCTACGACTTACAAGCGAGTGGTGGATTACGAGGAACGCCAAGGTAAGATGGTCTTTGCGATTGATAATAAAGGAACAGCAGACGCTTATCCGGTTATCACGTTTAAAGCCAACAGCGAAAACGGATATTACGGCCTTGTAAGCGACAAATTCGCTTTTGAAGCGGGAAGCATCGAAGAAGCTGACATAGTGCCATACAAGCACTCTGAAATCCTCTGGGATTACGTTTCAGACAATGGCATCATCAAAGGCCTTGCGGAAGGCCAGAAGAATGTTGCAATCCTCAACGATAATTCTCAAAACCTAAATGGAACATTAGGGCTTCAAAGTGCTTGGGGTAGACCTCATTTATTCCTTGCCAATCGCGGGAGTGGCCCTCTTGGCAATCATGCAGGCTCGATTACTTGGAATATTCCTGCTGATAGCACAGGTGAAATAGGAGCGCTTCATGAATATATGTGGTGGAGACAGATTTTTTGGGTAAATCCAGCTAATCAGTATGGCTTCATCAAGATTTCCTTTACTGGTGAAAATGGCGAGTTCCTTTATGGTGTCGAAACCATTAAACGAGGTAATGGGCTTGATACTGAGTACAACTTCCTGGCATCCAATGGTAACGGCGGATATAAATTAGTCAAACAATGGACATTCTGGCCGACTCATAACCCAGGCGGAAATCCATTCAGCAAGGACGGCGGTCAATCAGACATACAACGCAGAGACGACGAAGTTCAGTTGTTTTGGCGAGGAGCTTATCCAAAATTCGTCATCCCTGAAATCAAAGGGAAAAAGTCTGTTAAAGTCAACGTTGCTTTCGGAGCTTTTGGAGATAAACCAATCCCAACTCACATGTACCTCGATAGCATCGTCTATCGCAAGGATTTTGTCAACGGCACAAAGGACATCCCCAACCGTTACGCTGCAGGGAGCACGCTCGTCATCAATAGCGAAAACGACAGTGTCTTTCTGAACAATCTTCCAGACCTCGACCAAGTAGTGGACGGTTCTTTATGGCCGGTTATTCCGCCCGGCAAGTCTGAAATTGAGATTTTGCAGTCTGATTGGGCGAAGAAGAAACCGAGTGTGACGATTGAATTTGAAGAAAGGTGGCTCTAATGCTTTTAACAATCCACGATAGCGCCTTGAAAAAGGTTGCTTTTATCGATAACAACAAGCAGAACACCTTGAATTTTTTTAATGACAAGTGGACACGCTCGCTTGAAAGTGCGACATCTATATTTCAATTTTCGGTGTTTAAGAGAAAAATCAAGTCTGATACTTATGCTGAACAAGCCTATAAACACCTCAACGAGCGGGCTTTTGTAAGTTTTAAGTACAAAGGTCGGTCTTATCTCTTTAATGTCATGAAGACTGAAGAAGATGAACACATCATTAGTTGCTACTGCGAAAACCTCAGCCTAGAACTCTTACTTGAATATCAAGAAGCCTACAAAGCCCCTAGAGCCATGAGATTTTCTGAATATCTTGATGCCTGGGGAATTTTAGGGGTTGCAAAACTAGACCTTGGAATCAATGAAGTTGCTGATCAGCAGAAGTCACTGCAGTGGGAGGGGCAGGAAACCTCTCTGGCTCGCTTAATATCTCTCGCTCGCAACTTCGATGCTGAAATCGAGTTTGAGACGAAATTAAAATCAAACAGCCAGCTTGACCGATTCGTCATCAATGTCTATAAGGAACACTCTGAAACCAATCAAGGGATAGGACGCAGGAGAAATGATGTCATACTGAAATATGGAAAGAATATCAAGAGCATCAAGAGAAAGGTAGATAAAACCAAACTCTACAACGCTGTGAAACCTGTTGGTAAGAAAGAGGTTAGCACTACAACAACGGACAAGATAAGCAATCCGTCAGCGAGGACGGCAGCAAATAGCGGTAAAAAATATGGTGGCAGTGGTTTGAACTACGCCGGACACCCTATGAGTGCTGGAATAGTGCAGACCATCCTCAATCTCTGTGTGCAGTACAACATACTGCCATCAGGTATGATTTGCCAACTCTATCTTGAAAGCTTCTGGGGAGCTTCTAACGTGGGCAGAATTGACAATAACTGGTCAGGTATGTCTGGCTCGGCTCAGACACGTCCAAGTGGTGTCAAGGTCACGACAGGAAGTGCTAGACCTGCTAATGAGGGCGGAACATACTTCCACTATGCGTCAGTTGACGACTTTATGAAAGATTATGCTTATCTGCTAGCAGAACAGACTAGCGGTGGGCGGAAATTTTACGGTGTCAAAGGCAAGCAGAACATTGAAGACTACACTCGTGGTCTTTTTCGTGTCGGCGGTGCGTTATATGACTATGCGGCTGCTGGATATGGCCACTATATCGCTCTCATGCGAGATATCAGAGGCGGAGTCAATCGGTCTAATGGAAATGTCCTAGACAAACTAGACGACCTCTGGAGACAACCAGTCAATCAAGTTATCCAACCGAGTCAGCCGATTACACAGATTGTGAAAGCTGATAAGACAGTCACAGTCATTAATGAAATGAAAGGCTTGCAAGGTCGGACGGTTGGTAGTGGTCAATGCTACGGCTTGGCAGCTTGGTACTCTATGAAATTAGGCGGACCTGGACTTGGTGGTGGTGTGACTGGTTTTTCTGGCAAGGTCGGCGCTGGTATTGCTGCGGCTTATATTGGTACAGACTACGCCTGGGGAAACTTCGGATGGTCAGTTGTCCGCCCTCGTGGAACTAACGAGCTGAAAGCTGGAGCTTTGGCAAATATTAAAGCTCACAATGGTTATCAAGGAACAGGGCCTTACGGCCACGTTTCAATCATCATTGCGAATAACGGAAGTACCGTGACGGTACTTGAGCAGAACTACGCAGGTCGACAGTATGTGACACTTGGGAATTATAATGCTCAGGCTTATTTGGGAGCTATTGAGACACTTTGCTACCCGCCAGAGCTAAAGGCTGGAAGAACTGTGGAAGGCACCAGTATCACAACGACAGGGACTGCGCCAGAAGTTAGTTTGAAAGATATTGAGTACCAGCAAACAGAGACTAAACAAGTTGCCCTATCTATTGATCCAAAGAAAAAGCAAGAGTGGAAAAACGCTAAAGGTGAGGTCGAGTTTTACCTCGCAGGTAGCCTTTTATATGCTCCACTATCAAAACAACTCTATCCGTCTGTTTTAACTGGTACAGAAACGAATGACAACTGGATCCGTAAGGACATGGAAGTCGATACAGATAGCGAAGAAGTGCTTATCTCCACGGCCTTGCGTAATCTCCGGAAATATTGCTATCCGGCCACCACATACGAAGCAGACGGATATTTTGACTTGGATATTGGCGATACAGTCAAAATCCAAGACACAGGCTTTAGTCCTATGTTAGTACTTGAGGCAAGGGTTAGTGAGCAGCAAATCAGCTTTACCAATCCAAGCGAAAACAAGACTGTCTTTGCGAATTTCCAAGCTTTACAGAATAAGGTATCTGATAGTTTGCTAACCCGCATGAGCAAGCTTGCAGAGCAAGCGATACCGTACGAGTTGAAATTATCAACAGACCAAGGCACGGCCTTTAAAAACCGCACAGGGCAGAGCTTGTTAATGGCCAAACTAGAAAAGAATGGCAAGGCGTATGAGCCTATCATCTTTTACAAGAAAGGTGACTCTATCATCGGCAGTGGTAGTCAAATGCTTGTTCGTTCGACTGACTTTGAGGGAACTCTGCAAGTGACAGTTGAAGCCTATCTCAATGACGAGAAAGTGGCGACTGCCGAGGTGACTTTCAGCAATGTGGTTGACGGTCAAGCTGGTGCAAAAGGGGACAAAGGTGACTCCGGCGCACAAGGCCCGCCCGGCCCGAAAGGTGATAAAGGAGAAAAAGGCGAAAGAGGAGACCGTGGGGAGCGAGGACTCCAAGGACTCCAAGGCTTACAAGGCCCGAAAGGTGACCAAGGTATTCCAGGAGTTAGAGGAGCGGACGGACGTACACAGTACACTCACATTGCCTACGCTGACTCTATCTCAGGTAGTGGATTTAGCCAGACTAACGCTGATAAGGCCTATATAGGGGTCTATGTTGATTTTAATGCAACTGACAGTAGAAACCCTGCTGACTATCACTGGACAAAATGGAAAGGTCCAAAAGGAGAAAACGGTAATGATGGGCCTCAAGGACTACCAGGTAAACCTGGAGCAGATGGTAGAACACCGTATTTTCACAGAGCTTGGTCTAACTCGGCTGATGGCCGTGAGGGTTTTAGTACAACAGATAGCACAAATAAGCGTTATTTAGGCACGCTGACGGATTTCGATGAGGCAGACAGTCAAGATCCCACAAGGTACAAGTGGACAGCTCTCTTTGATAATGTTGAAGTAGGTGGCCGAAACTTATTGAGAGGCTCGAAAGGGCCATTTAAGCCAAACCGAAATCCTGCGAATTTTGATAATAATGTACTTTATCATAACGAAACATCTGTCTATATGGTTAATGGTCAAAGATATCTGATCTCTGCGAAAACTGACGGAATCTTTACCTCTCATCATGACGGATTTAAAGAATCAGATAATGTTGTGCTTTGGATTATGGATAAGGCTGTTGCGAACTACCAAATCGTGTCAGATGCCAAAACTGGCACAACTGGTACAGAGTTTGTCTGGAATCGTCCGTCAGGCATCTATCATCTACGAGTCAATACTTATCACAGAGTAGCTACTAAAAGTGTTTGGGATATAAAAATTGAGCAAGGTACCGTTAAAACTGATTGGTCGCCAGCTCCCGAAGATATCCAGAAAGATATTGACTCAAAGGCCGACCAAGGGCTGACTCAGGAACAGCTGAACGCTCTCAATGAGAAAGCTGGAATTATTCAGGCTGAGCTTGAGGCTAAGGCTAGCGCTGACACGCTTGATAACTGGATAAAGGCTTATAAGGACTTTGTCAACGCAAACGAGAGCGCAAGAGCACAAGCTGAGAAAGATTTGATTTCAGCCAGTCAGCGGGTCTCTACGATTGCCAAAGACTTGGGAGAGTTATCTGACCGCTGGAACTTCCTTGATACCTACATGAGTTCATCAAACGAGGGTCTAGTCATCGGTAAGAATGACGGAAGCTCTAGCTTAATGTTTAACCCTAACGGTCGCATTTCAATGTTTTCTGCTGGGGTTGAGGTCATGTATATTTCTCAAGGGGTCATCCACATTGAGAATGGTATTTTCTCAAAAGCTGTACAAATTGGACGGTTTAGAGAGGAACAGTACCACATCAATCCAGATATGAATGTAATTCGATACGTAGGAGGCAACTAATGGCAGAATTTTGGTCTAATGATGATAGAGGATACCGCATCCGTTTATGGGTTGACCAAGTATCTCAAAATACACAGGACAACAGCAGTCAAGTTAGGGTCAGACTAGCGTTGTTGAATACTACTACAACATTCGCAGATTATGATTGTTCTGCCTATGTGGATATCAACGGCCAGCGTCTGAATTGGTCAGGTCGCCCGTCAATGCTCGGCTACAATCAGACTATTATGCTGATTGATCGCACAGTCACAGTAGGACATAATGCAGATGGGTCTAAATCGTTTGGATTATCCGCATCATTCAATGGTAGCGGTGGGTGGTCCCCTGGAGTTCTTAATATCAGGGGAAACTCTTTTTCTTTAACATCCATACCACGTTCTAGCTCTGCTAGTGTAGGCGCTGGTGTTATCGGTAACACGTTTACCATCAACATCAATCGTCAAAACTCTAGTTTTAAGCATACTGTCCGTTATGCTTGGGCTAATAAATCTGGCACTATCGCTAGTAATGTAGACACAAGCGCTACATGGACGATACCTCTTGATTTTTCTAGCGATATTCCCAACTCAGCAACGGGTACAGGGACAATTTATGTTGATACTTACTCAGGAAGTACACTAACAGGGACACAGTCTGTTACGTTTACTGCAACAGTTCCAGACACAATAAAGCCTACATTGTCCAGGGTCACGTTGTCAGACGCTAGCACGATTGCTCAGAATTTAATCCCTAACTCTGACACGTTTATCCAAGTCATATCAAATATTAAAGTGGCATTCGATGGAGCAAGTGGATCATACGGATCAACCATCACTGGTTACCGCGCTGAAATCGTTGGCAAAAACCAAGCCACAAACATCAATGGTGGGACTCTAGGCATCATGAATTACAGTGGCAGTATCACTGTCAGAGCTAGCGTAGTTGATAGCCGCGGCCGTTGGTCGGATGCAAAAAATATCCAGGTAAAGGTACTTGAATACTTCGCTCCTGCTTTAAGTTTTAGCATCGCACGAACAGGCTCAACGTCTAGCACGTTAACTGTGACTAGAAATGCCAAGGTAGCACCACTGACAGTCTCAGGGTCTCAGAAAAACACCATGACCCTATCTTTCAAGGTTGCTAGGCTGGGGACCACCAGCTACACGGCAGATACTGGTCCAGCGGCTGGTTCATGGTCTAGCTTATCCAGTCTGACCAACTCACAAGCCAACTTGTCAGGTAACTACGTTGCTAACCAGTCATGGGTGGTTATTGGGACCCTAGAAGATAAGTTCACACAGACAGAGTTTGCTGTCAATGTGGCCACGGAAAGCGTAGTCTTCTCTTATGACCGTTCTGGCGTGGGTGTTAACAAAGTCCGTGAGCGTGGAGCCCTTGATGTTAAGGGGGATATTTATGCAAATGATAAACCTATACAACAGTACCAGCTTACCAGTAACAACGGTGGCCTAAATAACGGTGGTTGGAATCAACCGTGGAGCGTTCAAAAGACTACATTCGATTGGCGGAATGGTAATTTTGCAGACAACCCTGTAGGCAAGAATGGGCCGTGGGGACTATTCCAAAACTACTGGCTTGATAGTTGGAAAGGCGTCCAGTTCTTTACAGAGTTTGATAAAGGGCGCCATTTCATAAGGTATTACGACAACGCCCGAGAATGGAAACCCTCACAATGGAAAGAATTTGCATTCACTGACCATCAAAACCTAATCAACACAGGCTGGCAACCTGCTGGGGTAGCGGGGTCATTCTATAAACGTGTTGGGGATGTGCTGACCATCAAGTATGATTTTACAGGAAATGGTAACGACATGACTTTTGCCAATGTGCCAACTAGTATATTTACAGCGCCACAAGCGTATATGTTTGTTATAGCCGGCTGGGCTATCCCTGGCAATGATGGTAACGTACACGTTCAGGTTAACAAGAATGCAGGTGCTTTCCATGCATTGGCCACTCATAAAGGCGTACGGTATATGGGTCAGCTTACAATCATGATTTAAAACAAGAAAGGCAGATATATGAAATTAGAATATGGGTACAAATCTCAAGAGTACGATGCTAGTGGTTCAGCGAGCACCACCAAAGTCACCCTGGTAAATGCTGAGGGAGCGACTATCCCTGTGCATCTTCCAGCAGATAAGATCAATTTAAGCAATACAGAACTGCTTGAGTTAGCCTTAGAAATCATCTATCAAGAAAATTTCCCAAACCGAGCAGAAAAAGAGAAATTTGACAAGGTAGATGAGCAACTACAAAAAAACAAAGAGCTTGCAGGCAAAGCTGAGCAGGCTGCGACAGAAAATAAGGAATATCTTGATACTGTTTCGGAGATCACTGAGGTATTGATTGCTCTTGCTATCTCTCAAAATGGGGGTATGCCAATCCCGACCTACAACAAGGTAGCTCAGTTTATCAAACCTTTAACCAAGGGTACACGATACGTCAACGGTGACATTGTATCTATGCCTTATCCTTTTGATACTAACAGTAAATGGCCAAGAGGGACAGCAACCATCTTAAAATTCCAGATGCAACAATCAGAGGGATATACCTACAAGGAGCAAGCGTTGTCTGACATGCTACAACAAGGTGTACTCACTGTAGTAATGCCACGGATCGACTAAAAGGAGGAGCTATGACATGGCTTGATGTATTTGAGAGGATAATGCACGAAATATCTCAACTAGGACCTACAATCGGTCTCATCGTATCTAGCTGGTTTGGATTGCTTGCTGGTAGGTCCGGTAATCTCAATAAGCAACAATTCAAAGAGTTAAAGGACGAACTTGGAGCAATCCAGCACGCTGTGGAAATTGTCCAAGAAGTTGGCGAGGATAACAACAAAAAAATCAATGGAGTAAACGAAAAATTAGAAGTACACGATGAGGCTCATCTAGTGACAATGTATCTACGGTTAGAGCGCGATATAACTGTGGCAATCAATCGAGGGTACACTACTGTGCATGAGTCCGACATCGTGCATAGAATGCATGATAACTACAAAAAACTTGGGGGGAATGGGCGCATAGATAGCCTATTTGCCAAATACAACTACTTAGAAGTGAGGAACTAAACTATGAATAAAATCAACTGGTCTGTACGTTTTACATTAAAAAACAAAGCATTTTTGACCCGCCTGGCTCTTGCTATTAGTTTGCCGATTTTGACATACTTCGGGCTTAATTTCCAGGATCTAACAAGTTGGGGAGCTGTATTTACATTGCTTGGCAAGTTTGCATCTAACCCTTATCTTATCGGGGTGACAATCGTAAACGTCATCAATATTGTTCCAGACCCTACCACAGCTGGGTTTGGAGATAGCCAGCGAGCTCTAGGCTATGATGAGCCTCATAAATAAAATAAAAGAGCAGGCTCTGAAGCTTGCTCTGTTTGCTTTTGTTGCGAGCTACTTTTGGCTCGTAGCCTTCGAAAAAATGAAAGGAAAATAAAATGGTAATTAACATCGAACAATCAATTGCATGGATGGCAGCTCGTGAGGGGGCAGTCACCTATTCCATGGACTACCGAAACGGTCCATCTAGCTATGACTGTAGCTCATCTGTTTACTTCGCTTTACGCTCAGCAGGGGCATCTGACCACGGCTGGGCGGTCAACACGGAAGCTATGCACGACTGGCTCACTCAAAATGGCTATGAGCTAATCGCTGAGAACCAAGGCTGGGATGCCCAACGCGGAGACATCTTCATCTGGGGACAACGCGGCTACAGCTCAGGAGCTGGCGGCCACACAGGTATCTTTGTGGATGCAGAGAACATTATCCATTGTAATTACGGGTACAACGGCATCACAGTCAACAACCATGACCAAATCTGGGAGTACAACGGATGCCCGTACATCTACGCTTATCGCTACACAGGCGCACCAGCCCCTACGTACTCTACACCAGCTATCCAGCAGGCAGCTACGTCTCAATTTGAGCATGAGCTGGATGTAAATACTCCGCTGGCAAATTCGGATATGCCTTACTATGAGGCTAGCTTAGCAGATGATTATTGGGTCGAATCCGCCCCAAATTCTGCTAGCCCAGACAAGGAATTTCTCCCTGCAGAGACCCGGGTCCGAGTCTACGAAAAAGTCAATGGTTGGTCGCGGATCAACCATCCTCAATCCGATCAGTGGGTAGAAGATGCCTACTTGGTAGATGCTACGGATATGTAGACGCAGCGGAAACTGCGACAAACAAAAAAATATAATTTCTTAAATTTTAATCTACCCCCCGGCCGCAAAGGCTGGGGCTTTTTTATATAGTGTTAGATAAATAATTGTCTCTATAACGGAAAATCTAGAAAATGTCTGCTCTGCTGGACTCGGGCACAGGCTGGCAAAGATGTCAGTCTGATTTTCGAAAGACTCTAGAAAATAGATTAGCGCTTTTTGTATAAAAAAGACCTTGTCCAAAAGGTCGGGGACTTGGAGGGGATATCCTCCGAGAAAGTTTATTTAACAATATTTCATTTTACCTTTTTCATAATAATCTCCCTATAAGAACCGCCCAATCGGCGGTTTTTTTGCTGGAAGGGCTGAGAAATATGGATTTTCATCAATTTGATCACTTTTATGTTATAATGAGTCACAGCGGGCCGAGCGAATCGGTCGGTAGATGGAGGAGCAGAGATGTCAAGAGCAGAACGAGTTATTTTAACAAATATGTGTATGGTTTACGATGGGGACCGCATTTTAGTGCAAAATAAAGTAAATGATGATTGGACGGGACTATGCTTTCCAGGCGGCCATGTTGAACATCGTGAGTCCTTTGTCAAATCGGTGATACGGGAAATCAAGGAAGAAACGGGTCTAACCATCTATGAGCCTAGCTTGTGTGGTGTCAAGCAGTTTTACACTGAAAAAGATGAGCGCTATATCGTTTTTCTTTACAAGACCAATCGTTTTGAGGGAGAACTGGTCTCATCCGAAGAAGGTGAGGTATTCTGGATTGACCGCAAAGATCTTGACAGTTACTCGCTGGCTGTGAGCTTTAAGGAAATGTATCAGGTTTTCACGTCAGATTTGACGGAGCAGTTTACCTATCTAGAGGATGGAAAGGTCGTCAAAGATTTATACTAA